CATATCATACCAACAAGTTTTGCCTTACTCATTTCTCTTTGGTGTTAAAGGTTTCATTAAAGACACAAAACACTATCGTTCTGTATCATTATTGGTTTCTAATTTCTCAAGAGAATCTTTTACTATCGCATACCAAGTAAACTTGTCCTTGTCAGCGTTCCAAAGTTTCTCATACATCTCCAGTAGTATCTCTCTATTTGTCATCTCTATTTGGTGTTAAAGGTTTCGTTGTAGTATTGTTCTTGAAATTTCATCCTCCTCAAAAATGATAGTTTTGCCAATTTCGGGTATACCAATATTGCAAGTTTTACTTCAAACCTAATCTTTTTCTCAACACTCATTTAATTCCATTTTAGGGTTATAACTTTTATTCCAAAGCTCTACAAGATCCTTTGTCCAGCCGCCTTTACTTGCTACTCGATCTTCAATAATGTTACGCTGCCATACGCCTTGCTCGTATTTAGAGTGATCGTCACTCATCATATACCAACCGTCATGGTGATACATCATCTCTTCTACTGATAATTCTTCAAACTGTTCTAGTGTCATTTTCTATTTTTGTAATTAATTCTTCTAGTTCCATGATTTTAGCGTGCGCTCGACCACGAATGAACTCATTGTGACCGAAGTCAATTAACACTACTTCATTGTTTTCAATTTGCGTTAGCAAGCACTGCAATATCAAATCTATTTCTTTTGCTGTTAACTTCATATTACTTTACAAATATAAATATAATTGAGTGAATAATGAAGATAAGTCCCATAAATGCTGAAGTGAATAATGCTACTTCTTTAAATTCTTGTTTACTCATATTGTTTTGTTTATTATACTATCTATTACTATTCGTTTTTTGTTTGTTTCTCTCATGAAGAACTACATATAAAATTCTGTTTTCTTCATTGCTTAACTTACGATCGCCAAAATACTCTTGCTTTATTTCTTGCAATTGTTCTATTTTCTTGGCTTCATTCATTACTCTGTCCCAATTACTCATACAAATACTGTTAGTAAGAAGTGGGCGAATGCTAACACTCCGAAGACTGTTATAGTTAATAATACTGTTTCTTTTAAACTTTCTTTATTCATGTTTTTACTCATTTCATTTTTGCTACACCATCACCGATAACCTTTGCATAGTAGTCACCACCATGCAAATACTCGCCATCAACTAATACTGCGTTTTTACTTAAGTAAATTGTATCGCCTGCATTGAAGTTATAAGTATCTTCTGCTATTAATACAAACTTACCTTTACTGTTCTCTTGAACTAAACCTGTGTTTTCACCTATGAATGCATACACATTCAGTAGTGATAAAAATATCATTTTCATTTTTCTTGATTTTTTAAGATTTCAAACAAAGAATAACTATAATCAAAATTACCTTTTAAATACTCTGTGTGAAGCATTTGCCACGCTTCAATAATTTCATTTTCTTGAGCATACAAGTGTCCACTTGCAATCTGCTCTGCTATCAATATACTCATAGAACTCTTGTGCAGAATCGAACTGCATAACACTCACCAGAGAAGAGTTGAAGTTTGAAATGTAATTTACATTACTTCAGCATTTTGTAATGCACGTGGAATTGAAGTACTTGAAGTGTAACTTTTGTACTTTTCCCAACATGCAAGTTGTGTTAAGTTTTCTTTCATTAACTCAAATGCTTTGTCATGATTGTACTCAAAAACTTTGCCATTTTTGAATTCAACTTTAATTACTGTGTTAGTGCCAACTAATGACTTTCTAATTACAAATCTTTTTGAAGTGATGTTTTTAGTTTCTTTACTCATAATATTTTATTTTTTAATGTTTTACTTATTTGTTATTACTATCGAATTGCTTTCGTTTTTTTGTTGTAAAAGTAGTAGTTTTGTTTATGTGAGAAAAATGTAGTGTACTAATTGCGCTGCATGCTTTAGTGTGCACATAATAGTTTGCAGTATTTAAAGTAGTATTTATCATTTAACTTACACATATACTATCGAATGCACATCGTAAAAGTGTTGTAGCGATTAGCAATATAATGATCTAAAAATATATATTAATTAAAATGAAAACGTAAAAATATTTATATAAATTGCAAAAAATTAGGGGGCGGTGGGTTTTAAATATTGATTTTTATTTTACAAGAGAAGAACGGAGAGGTGGGGGCAACACGAACATTCTATATATCTAACCACAAATAAAAGTGTGACATTAGCCAGTTAGGATATACTAGTAAGGAGCTATTGTCACTGTTTTTAAACTACTGCTTTTCTATGTGATAATATAGGTGAATATGCCAAAGATACATACTTTAACTACAGACACAGAGATAACAGGAACTGATAAGTTGTTGGGATCAGATGGAGCCACAGGTGCGGGTAACGCAACGAAGAACTATTTGGTTAGTAGCTTGAAGACATATATTGATACTACATATACAGCAGGGGATGGTTTAGATTTATCATCTGAGGAGTTTGCGGTTGACAGCACGGTGGTTAGAACTACTGGTGATCAGACATTGGCAGGGGTGAAAACCTTTAGTGGCAGCATAGTAGGAGATGTTACTGGTGATTTAACTGGGGATGTAACTGGAGACTTGACAGGTACAGTAACTGGAAACGTAACTGGTAATTTAACAGGTAATGTTACAGGTGATGTCACAGGTAATGTAACAGGCGATTTGACAGGAGATGTAACTGGAGATGTAACAGGTAACTTAACTGGACCGGTTGTTGGTAATGTAACTGGTAACTTGACAGGTAACGTTACGGGTAATGTAACAGGAGATGTGACTGGTGATTTAACAGGTAATGCTGATACAGTGACTAATGGTGTATATACGACTGGTGATCAAACAATCGCTGGGTTTAAAACATTCTCCAGTGATGTTAGGTCGACAGGGTATTCATTCTCTACTACATTAGGTAAAGTTAAAGAAGCTAAGGTGACGGTTTCATCTGTAAATCTTACGGCATTAAATGGTGGAGGTAACCATACATTGATTGCTGCAGCTGGTGGGAATAGGGCTATTGTACCTATATCTATTACTATCAAGTCAGATCCAGGCGCTACGCAATTTAATTTTAACGAAGACTTATACATCGGTATAGAAAACGAGGTTAGTTCAACTAGTGAAGATTACTTTGCATCGGTTGGAGCCAGCTTTATAAATAATGCAACAATTTTGTTTAGGCACTTTCCTTTTAGTAAAGCTGCGAACGAACATGTGAATATAAGAGTTAACGAACCATTAGTTCTTCACGCAACCAGTGGAGCTACTGTTACCGCAGGTGATGGTGAGTTAGTCGTCAACGTCGTATATCGAGAGGTTGACTTCTCATAGAAACAATAATAACCAAATATATATAAACCAATGACGTACTATTATTACAAAACAAACACGATGCCTTCACAGGCACAACCAACAGAAGACCTAGTAAGAACGTGGAAACACCTTTCTGAAAAGAAGAACTGGAGAATTGTTCAACTACCTAATGGGTATTTTCAAACCGAGTACAAAGGCATTAACTGCGAGTGTGATCCAGATGGAGAATGCTGCGGTGATTGGCATGATGTAACACGACGCGAAACAATTGAATCAGCTGAGGCTGCAATTGATGGAAGCATCGACCATTACAAAAAGAAACTCGAGTTTTTAAAAGGACCTAAAGTAGTTAAGACATTCAAGTAAACAACCAATCAAATTTAAATTAAATGGAATATAATCAACCAAGCCAAATTGTCAAGGATTTAAACTTTGGCGATGCGGCTAAAACTAAAATCATGACTGGTGTCAGTAAATTAACTGACGCAGTAAAATCGACACTCGGCGCTTCTGGTAAATGTGTTATTTATGAAGACGCCATGGGTAAACCGGTAATCACAAAAGATGGAGTAACCGTTGCGGAAAGCGTAGTCTTATATGATCCGGTTGAAAACATAGGTGCAACACTTATTAAAGAGGCAGCCAACAACACTGTGAGGGAAGCAGGCGACGGTACTACTACAGCTACCGTCCTTGCTCACTCATTGTTAAACAAAGTGTCAGATGAATATAATGAAAATAAAAGTATTAGAGAAATTAAAGAAGGTATTAAGTCTGGCCTGGAGAAAGTCAACAAATACCTTGAAGACAGTACTATCGAAGTGGGAAAAGAACTACTTCAGCATGTTAGTGCTATTAGTTGTAATAATGATCGTGAGCTTGGAGAAATTATTTCTGAGGCTTACTTGCAAGTAGGAACTGATGGTGTAGTAATGATGGAAGAGTCATCAACCAATGAGACGTATGTTGACGTAGTTGACGGTGTTCAAATTGATTGTGGCTTAAAATCAAACTACCTTATCACAGATAAAGACAAAGGCGTAGCTGAACTAGAAGATCCATATATCTTAATTAGTAAGTCACCGATCCCTAATATTCGTAAGATCCAAAATATCTTAGAATATGTTATTAAAAAGGGGAAGGCTTTATTAATCGTAGGAAATCTAGAGCAACAACCTACTGCAGCATTGTTAACTAACAAAGTAAAAGGAAACATCAAAGTAAACTTTATTGATTTACCAGGGTTTGGTCCTACTAAAGATGATGCTATTGAAGACTTAGCTATTATCACTGGGGCCAAGGTTATTTCAGAAGAGCTTGGTGATGACTTTGATTTAATTGACGTTAATTCTTTAGGTGCAGCTAAGAAGGTTGTAACTGATAGCAAGTATACAGTATTTACTGTAGATAAAGGAGATAAAGATTTAAATGATCGTATCGCACAGGTGAAAGATCTTATAGCTAGAGAGGATAAAAATCCTTTCATGAAGAAAAAGCTAGAGGAAAGATTAGCAATATTAGCAGGTAGCGTAGGAGTTGTACGTGTTGGTGCAGACTCTAAGGTTGAACTCAAAGAAAAGAAAGACAGGGTTGAAGACGCTATTCATGCTACCAAGGCTGCACTAAAAGAAGGTATCGTACCTGGCGGCGGTGTTGCTTTATATAACGCATCGGAATTTATTGAACCTGAAAGCTTGGGTGAAAAGATTTTACTAGATGCAATTAAAGCTCCGCTTATGACTATATTAAGTAACGCA